TTGTGCGCTGCTTCAGTATGCTGGTGGCGGTCTGCTCTCCCGGTACGATGTCGCTTTCACGGTACACTGAGCAGATTTTTTCCGCACGCAACCCCAGCGAACGACGTAATACTGACTCAGGTAATGCATCCGCCACCTGATTGCAGAGCGCCCACCAGGATAATTCAGCCAGCGATAACTCCCGTTCCTGTGTACCGCTTATTGCGTGGCGGATGACGCCAATCATCCAGGCTGCCAGATTTTGATGAGTAAGTTGCTCAAGTGATTCGGAGGTCTGGTCACGCAGCTGATTGTCACAGTGCCAGCACAACACCATCGCGCCGGTACCGTAACGATGTATGACGGTTTCGCTGTGGTGATAGTCACCATGAGGCCACTGGCAGGATTTAACATGACGCTGGAGCCAGTCAGACAATGCGCCAGCGCCGCCAGCAGCACGAATCACCCGCTCATCGCTGAAAAATGGCAGTAATGATTTATCTCCCGCCAGCGTCTGGCGAACGGCAGGAACAGCTCCTGACGGCAGACCGCGCATGCTTTTCGGTTCCGGCTCCACCAGCACTCGAGGATTATGAAATACCTGCATGGATTCACGACCAGGTTTAAGGACCACCAGCCCGAGTTCCGGTACCAGAACAGGTCGAAGTAATACCCGCACGCTACCTCCAGATCCGTTGCTGGAATGTGCGGGACGGACGCGGTGGCCGTTCGGAGTAAGGGAGCCTGACGGAGATTATCCAGTGACGGTAGTCGAGGCTAAGGGCTTTTTTAACCTCGCATCCGCGCCTGCGGTAACACTGAATTAGCCATTCGGCCTGTTCTTCAGTGCATGGGGGATGCTGGTACCAGTCAGATTTGAATGCGCGAAAACACCGTCCGCGTCTGCTGGCAAAGACGGCAGAATCATCAGAATTGTATAATTTGGTATCGTGCGCCATCGGTTGTCTCTGCTGGCGCAGCAGGTGCCAGTTGTTCAGGCTGGCGTGCGAATTGTAAACCAGAATGCCTGGAAAAAACAAAACCCGCCGGAGCGGGTTAAGTGCGGGTGCGTTGAGGATGCCTGACTCATCAGAGGTGGCGAGGGATTTCTCCCTCGCCTGGTCTCTTACTCCTCAGGTTCGTAAGCTGTGAAGACAGCGACCTCCGTCTGACCGGTTCGGATTCGTACCTCGCAGAGGTCTTTCCTCGTTACCAGTGCCGTAACAATGACGGTTAAACAGATGACGATCAGGGCGACTAACATCGCCTTTTGCTGCTTCATAGCCTGCTTCTCCTTGCCTTTCGGCACGTAAGAGGCTAACCTACATGTGTTCAGCATGGATTGAGCCTCAGACTAATGTTAAGCGTCTTGCAGGACGCATAATGTTAACTGGGGCTTTTCTCTATCCGCCTTTTGGCGTTCATGCCTGAGGCAGATAGCCTCAAGCACCCGCAGCTATTCTACTTAACTTCCCATTACCTCGCCAATATGAAATCGGTCAGAAAGACGGACGTCCCATAAGGACAACAACGGAAAAAGAGATTTTGCTTGATGCTATTTACCTCTGCACCATGAAGTTGCGCCAAAATCCCGGTGGTGATAACAGGAATTTGGTTGTTGGTGATTGGGGAAAGAAGTACGTTAGACGGTGGGTTAGTTCATTGACATGATAGTTATCTGCCTTCAATTTCCTAAGCAAGCAATGTAAACGATAATCAATATCAAATGTATTGACAGGTAAAATAATAACGATGTACCTTTGCTGATAACATATATCAGTCTTAAATCATAATGGAGGTAGATAAAATATCTAAACACACACAACAAATTTTTCATCAGTGACATAGCATATCTTAAGCATCCTTTAATGCTCATGGGGAGAACGCATGACTAAACATATGGACATTCATTGTCAAACACGCATATTTAACTCAATTAACCATGACACCAAATATAAAATATGTATTTTTGCTCCAAAAAACATTAAAAAAAATAATGCAACTCTTTATATACTTGATGGGAATAGTGCCAACAATTACATTTCTGATATTCTGCCTGTTATTGATGCACTACCCAATCCACCAGTGTTAGTTACACTTAGTTATGAATCCTGGGATAACCTTAACATTCACCGCCGTGCTTACGATTACACTCCTAGTGGTGAAAATGCTATTATTGATAACTCCAAACCAGCATGGATCTACTTCACTGGTGGAGGAAGTCAGACTTTCCGAGAGTTATTGCTAACTCAGATCATGCCCTGGGTCAGCACCGTTGTTCCGACCTCTTCCAAACTCGGTATATGGGGACACTCACTAGGTGCCATTTTTGTTCTTGATTGTTTAAAACACAATTCATGTTTTAGCTATTATTATATCTCAGCACCATCACTTCTATGGCAGGATGAAAGAATCATCAAGATCATAAAAAATGATATGCCAGAATCAAAGCATACTAAAAGCATATGCTTACTTAACGGAGATCTTAGCCTTGATTACTCCGCATCTTTATATCCTGAAGCCATTAAAGCAGAATCTGTTTTGAGAAATATTTTAACAGAAAAATACAGTAATTTTTCTATCGTACAATTCCCAGGACTCAATCATCAGGAGACTTTCGCTGCTGCACTCTGGAATAGTATTATTCATTTCAGCATATAACAACAGAGATATAATCACTATATCACTCTGGCTAACATAACTAACATCAATCTCAATGGGTCATTGAGCATATTAATAAGCACAATAAAAGATAACTCCTCATTTGTGCATTGCTGTGTTCTTAGACCCATTAAAAATTTTTCAGATACTCATAACAACATTCACTTAGCTATATTCTGAATAATCCCCCCCAGTTTCTTAGTTGGAGCTGGTTCAACTCTTACACTCGCATACTGGGAGCACTTTATCAACATACAAACAGCATCCATGCTGCGAATTATTGCTATACAATTTTCATATATCTACACTTTTCCCATCTGTTGAAAGACCAGAAGATAAAGATTTCATATTGTTTTCACTGAACCATCATTACTCCTGTGTAAAATATCAAAACTCGCTGCATCACTTCACTGTTACGGCACTCATTACAAATTATATTATGACGCCTGTTGTAACGACGTATTTCGCCATCTGGCAATGAATAAACCAGGTCGGGGTCGTTCTTCTTTTTCACTGCCGCTCTCGACATTTTTTTGCAGGCTTTTATCCAGTCCTTACGAGCCTGTTCTGAAGGAAATATTCCATGGCCTGAACCATATAGCGTGCCACTAACTACCAGCTCTTTCGCCAGAACTTCTATCAGGTGTCTCGTTGCTCCGGTTTCATCCTCCAGTTGCTTACGTGTTTTCCGCCCATCTCTGCGCACCAGTTCCACAATACGCGCCTTCAGCTGCTCCCGATATTCAGGTGTAAAAACGTTTCTCATAAGCGCCTCACTTTTCCAACACAACGCGACTGGAGGAATCGACAATCTGTCGGACAATATCCCGGTGTTTATTCAGCTCCCGCAGTGCGGCGCAGACACGCTCCCACTTCTGGACATGATTTTTCGCCCGGCGCAGTTCGCGGTTTGCCAGATGCAGCGATGGTAAAATCAGGTCATCCGCCCGCGTTTCGGTGAACGATGGCAGCGACTGCACAATGTCCGCCACAGTTCCTGTTTTAATTTCTTCCTGTATTGCAGCTTCCGGCGCTGGTAACGCAACACCTGCTGGCTGAGGAAAGGCTTTACCATCAGTTTCCGTTACCAATGCGGCTTTCGGCTCTGCTGGTAAATTATCGTCCGGCATGCAGTAACGAAATTTACCGTTCTGATTTACGCGAATCAGGCGACCTTTGCTGATTGCCTGAGCCAGCGTTGAAGCCACTTTGCGTGATGTGATACCGAACAGCGTAGCCAGCTCATCAGCCGTTTGTGGTCCGCGTTGTTCAATCGTCGCCGTTAAATCGCACTCTGAGATTTTCGCTACTGTTGCCGTGGTAGTTTCTTCATGAAATTCAGCCCGGGATGCTTGTTCCTGCTGAGCATTGCTACCAGCCACACGCCAGGTGTACGCGGTTTTATCAACGAAACCAGATTTTTTCAGTTCCCACAGCTCATTCAGTACCTCTTCACGACTGATATCAAGTCGCGCAGCAAGTTCTATGGATGTGGCTTTTCCCATTGCTTTCAGTGCGTCAAAAACAGTCTCCATTAAATTTTTTCTCCCGGTAAAAATTACTTCGTGATTCCTGACTGGACGACATTCTGGCGCCAGCTTTCCCAGTTAAAAGTCACCCAGCGCCCACCGTTCATGGTCATGCGATCCATAATCCTCTCGCCGAGCAACGTTTTCATGGCCTCATAGTTCAGGTTTGTCAGCATCCCCATACTGCGCATCGATGCTGTCCGGCGATCAACAATCTGATGCAGCACCACCTGCTCGTTTTTCGTCTCACGCTGAATGCCAATTTCATCAAGAACCAGCAGATCCACTTCGCACAGTTCCCGCAAAAATTTTTCGCCTGACTGCCCGTCGTCATAGCTGGCGTGCAGGGCACTCATAACATCAGCCACAGTAACCACTATCACTGTCTGGCCGTCTTTCAGCAGGCGATTTCCGATAGCCGCCGCCAGATGGTTTTTTCCGGTACCAGGTTTTCCGCTGAACGCGAAATTTGTGCATCCGGTCATCAGTTCATCAGCGATGGATTTCGCCTGACTTAACGCGTATCGCTGGCCGTCGTTCTGTACATGGTAATTCGCAAACGAGCATTTACGGTGCAACGGCTGGATGCCTGAGCGATTCAGAATTTTTTCCACCCGCAACTGGCGATTCAGGCGGTTGATCTCCTCGCTACGCTTCTGGCCTTCAGCAAGTTGCCACTCGCGCCACTCCGCTACCGTTCTGAATGGGGCGGTTACATGTGGCGGGGTCAGTCTGCGGATACGTTCCAGAACGCCGCCTGTCGCAATATTTTTCATGGTTCGTTACCCCCTGAACCCCGGCGGAATTTCGGTGTCCGGTTCAGAAATATGATTCACACAACGCTGTACAGATGAACGCCCCAGGCGGATGACCAGTTCGTCCCATTTTTCGCGGAGCTTTGACGGGCTCATGATGTTTTTTACCCAGAATGGATCCCGCTGTACCCGCCCAAACATTTCGCAAATTTGTCTGTGAGTTCTGCCATCCAGCATCCGCATTGTGCGCACGTCATTGGCCCATGCTGTCCAGTTGGGTTCTTTCGGTCTCGTGATCTCGCCATCATCGCTGGCCGCCTGCTCGTAAAGACTCACGATTCGTCCCCAGATCCACTGTGCGCACGCCAAATCTTCCTGACTTCCCCACTGGCGTTTTTTCGCACTGAACACAACCGCGTCAGGGTGTCGGGTTAAAAAATCCTGTTCAGCCGTCTGCAGGTCCGGTTGCGAAGCGTCCGGACAAGAAGATCTTTTATCTGACGGATCAGATTTTAATACTGACGGATCGGGGTCAATCATCGCCCCCCTAACCGACCGTTTTTTATCAACGGTTGATCCATCAAAATTTGACGGGTCAACCGTTGAGGGGTCAATATTTGACGGGTCAACCGTTAACGGGTCATTTTTTGCCGGGCTAATTTTTCTTTTCGGTTTATATGCCTCTCGCGCCGCCGCTGCTGCAGCTTCGAGTTTTTCCACATTAAGCCGGTAGATATTGCTTACGTTACGTCCGCCAACCTTACGCTCTTCCTTTGTCAGCCAGCCGCTCTTTTCCAGTTCCGCTATCGCCGCTTTAACCGTTGATTCACTCTTTGCCCCAATCTGACGACGAATGGTCTCTACTGCAGGCCATGACACACCTTCATCATTGCTGTAGTCTGCAAGACGAGCCATCACTGCCACCCTGGATAAGATCATGCCGGTGAAGGCGCACCCTTCCCAGACAAGACCATGAAGCTTGCTGCTCATAAAAAACCCCGAACACCGTGCTTTTAGTGCATCACCACGGCATTTCCTGCCGGGCCACCGCGATTAATCTGGTTGAAACCAGCAATTGCCACCGCAATAAAATCATCTGCATCCCTCACCAGCCGCTCCCGCGTCTCCAGCAGCTCCCGAAAATAGGCTGAACTGTGACTGCGCATTCGGGCCACCAGCAGAGGCGGCATTGCCTTTTCGATCGCAGGTAACAACGCCTGAATTTTTTCAACCGCATCAGGAGTGTCTTTCTCTACCCAGCGGAAAATTTTCTGGGTATTGCGAGCCAGGGCTTCAGGATGGCTGTTGTCGTACAGTTCAGGAAACGTCATACCCAACTCAAAATAAGCCCGGGTTATTTCAGCTGCCGGAACTTTTTCGCCATCAGGACGCGCCCAGGCATTCATCGCTATGCGGATGTGTTCATGCTTGATTTTCATGAATCATTTGCCTCTTGATGTTTCAGGTATGATCAAATGAGGATTTGTTACTGTCATTTAGTTGCTTCACTGACATATTCTGCGAATAACATGCCGAACGTCGTAAATATGACCAGTCAATATCAGGACGAAGTTCTTCGCACAGAACGTCACCTCTTGTTGCACGTTCAATTGCTGGACATCTCTCTGCAGGCAATTGACGTACCCCTTTGATCCATTGATTTACGCTTGGAGGTGATACACCTAGAAGCCTAGCCATTGCTGATTGCCCACCGACAACAGCACAAGCTCGCTTGAATGAATAGTTCTCTTTTTTCATCGAATGAACTCCAAAAACACACAGAGATATTAGGCGACGCCTAACGCCAATGTCAATAGGCTATGCCTAATACAGTAAAGATAGGGATTGCCTAATGCAATGAGCATAGGAGAATATTAAGCAATGCTTAGTGGTAAAGACTTAGGCCGAGCAATAGAGCAGGCCATTAACAAAAAAATCGCATCGGGATCCGTCAAATCAAAGGCGGAGGTCGCTCGCCACTTCAAAGTCCAACCACCATCAATCTATGACTGGATTAAGAAAGGCTCCATAAGTAAAGATAAACTTCCAGAATTATGGCGTTTCTTTTCTGATGTTGTTGGTCCAGAGCATTGGGGGCTTAACGAATACCCCATACCAACCCCCACCAACTCAGATACAAAAAGTGAACTTTTAGACATAAACAACCTTTATCAGGCAGCCTCTGATGAAATAAGAGCGATTGTAGCTTTCCTGTTATCAGGAAATGCTACAGAACCAGACTGGGTTGACCACGATGTTCGCGCCTACATAGCAGCGATGGAAATGAAAGTTGGTAAGTATCTGAAAGTTCTAGAATCTGAACGGAAAAGCCAGAACATCACAAAAACTGGAACTTAAACTTATATGGTCTGACGGAAAACTCCTGGATTCCGTTATTTAATCCCTCCCATCACTTTTTTCATTCGCATCACCTATTAGGTTACGCCCAGAATATTAGGTAAAGCCTATTGACAATCAATTAGGCATTACCTATAGTTCCAGCATACCAACCCACCCCGCCCCACAGCACGCAGGGCAATACTTCGAGTTACCAGGCAGTGGTCAGGGGTTAAGTAGCCAGCCCGAGGCGTAAGA